TTGTTCGTCGTGCTGTCGAAGGCTACGACGAGCCAATCGTTTATAAAGGTCAAATCATGTCTGAGATGGATGAAGAGTCTGGCAAATGGAAGCCAGTCACTGTTAAGAAATTCTCAGACCGATTGCTTGAAGTGTTGCTTAAAGGTCAAAAACCTAAATACGCTGGTGATACTCAAGTTCAAATCAACGCGGGTGAAGCAGGTGGCGTACTAGTCGTTCCTGCAGGCGTAGATAAAGACTCATGGAGTGAGCAAATCAAAGCGCATCAAACTGATGCTCGAGCAGGTAAGCCATTGGGCAAGGAAGAGCCTAGTGAGCCTATCGACCCACTATCCTAGGAGAAGTAACATGGCTATGAAAGGCGGTCTAGTACATCGCGGTGATGCAACTGCATCATTCAAATCACTTGCAAGCCCTACTGGTAAAACTGGTAAGCTAGGTCGTGGTGCATACAGCACTTCACGTAAAGGCCGAATGGCAGACCCAGTAAAAGCAGCTAATCGCATGCTACGCCGTGGCGGCAAGTAAAAACTTGTGATATGATGAAAGCCTCTCTTCGGAGAGGTTTTTTATTATAAGGAGCGCTGTTATGCCACTATCTCTCAAACCCGACCTCATGGTTAATACCGTTCGTCCAATTGAGCACACAGCCCAGTTACTGGCTATGCTTCAGCGAATGACTGTAGATGCTGAACGTCTTTTTCAAATGGCTCAAACAGGCGAATACGATATTTCCACTGTAATGCAGATGAAGCGTGACATCCAACACGATATGGAAGCTGCTAATGCTCGCCTGGTGTTCGCTTGTAATGACCTACAAAGCACAGCTAAAGGTGTCCCTGTACTGCATGAAGACGAAGACGCATTCGGAGGCGAATAATGTCATATGCACCCCCTCATCAGAAGAAGGAAATCATGAAGTGGATTCCCCAGGCGGGTTCTCAAGTGCTCTTCATGACCTGTCCCATCTTCGAGTGTCTATATGAAGGTACTCGTGGGCCTGGTAAGACAGATGCCCTTCTAATGTCCTATGCTCAGTATGTTAACATGGGTTTTGGTATCGCCTGGCGCGGCATCATCTTCCGTCGTTCACACCCAGAGCTACAGGATATTATCACCAAATCGAAGAAATGGTTCTCTCAAATTTTTCCAGAGGCCAAATACAACGAAGCGAAGTCCGAGTGGGTTTGGCCTGCCGGAGAGGCTTTACTCTTCAGGCACATGTCCAAAGACGTCGACTATTGGAAATACCATGGTCACGAATACCCATTCATCGGTTGGGAGGAATTAACCAACTGGGCTGATGATAAGTGTTACAAGCTAATGATGTCTTGTTGCCGTTCAGCTCATCCAGGTATTACCTTGCCTGATGGTAGCCATATGCCTATTCCTCGTATGCTTCGAGCAACCACTAACCCATACGGTCCTGGACATAACTGGGTTAAAATGCGTTTCCGTCTACCAGGCGGACGCGGAATCGTAATCGACAACTCGTATGACTCTGACGGCAATAGAGAGCCACCGAGAGTCGCTATACACGGTTCTATCTACGAGAACAAGATACTTTTAGCTGCCGACCCGACGTATATTCAAAAGATTGCTGCTGCGGCACGTAATGAGTCAGAACGTAAGGCATGGCTAGAAGGTTCATGGGACGTTATTGCCGGAGGTATGTTTGACGATGTATGGAAGCCACCTTATAATGTACTCTCGCCGACTCGTATCCCTGCTAGTTGGCATTTCACTCGTTCTTTTGACTGGGGGTCATCAAAGCCTTTTTCTTGCGGTTTCTGGGCTGTTTCAGATGGAACCAGTCTTACACTGGCTGACGGGCGCACCCTTCATACTGTTCCTGGTGATATGTTTAGGATTGGTGAGTATTATGGCTGTATGGACAATAAGCCAAACGTTGGTTTACGCCTTACTGCTAAACAAGTTGCTCAAGGTATTATTAACTTCGAGAAGAAACTAGGCATCCATGGTCTAGTCCGCGATGGCATTGCTGATGCTGCTATCTTCAACGAAGAGAACAGGATGTGTATTGCTACTGATATGGAGCAAGAAGGTATCTACTGGGAACCAGCGGATAAACGTCCAGGCTCACGTAAACAAGGTTGGGAGGCAATGCGTCAAGCTCTGCGGAATGCTCATCCTAATGAAGACGGTACTCCTCGTGAGTATCCTGGCTTATTCGTCTTTGATACCTGCGTTGACTTCATCCGCACTGTTCCGGTGCTTCCACGAGACGATAAAGATATTGATGACGTGGATACGGATGCAGAAGACCATATCGGTGATGAATGCCGCTACTTCGTACGTCGCGCTGAGTACGAACTGGAAGATAGCGACTTCTAATCCAACCGTGGTATGCAATCAGCCCAATCAGTGATATGATTGGGCTGATTTCGTATATGCTCCTTAAAAGCTACTCATACTAGATGAACGCGATAAGAAGGAGCTACAGAGAGGAAACAAAAATGACCACTATTTCACAACGACGTTATGAGAATGTCGTCCCTATGCCTGGCGTAGAAGGCGGTATCCCAGTAGCGTTAAACCCACGCATCCTTGCTTCTAACATGAATCTCATGCATGTTATTAACCAGGCGTCTAAGATGGCTGGTAATGACGAAGAGAAAGCAAACAATGACCCTTCGATTACATCAGCTGCGCACCAACGCATGATGTTCCGTATCTTCTTGATGGAATCCATCTTAGGCGGTACTGAGACAATGCGAGCTGCAGGTAAAACCCTGTTGCCTATGTATACGGCTGAGAAGCAATCTGATTGGCAGACTCGATTAAGCCAAGCGGTACTATTCAACTACACTGAAAGAACCTCTGCCGACTTAACCGGTCGTCTATTTAAGACTCCACCTAAGCTTCCAACTGTTGAAGACGGCTTAGACCCTACTCTTGTACCGCACCTTGATGATGTCGATGGTGCAGGCATGGGTATGACTGAGTTCATGCGTGAGTGGTTCACTAACGGCTTTAATATGGGTTTATACCATGTTCTTGTCAACACTCCTCGAGCGGATACTACATCAGCTGCAGACCGTAAAACGCCAACCTGGACATTCATCCATCCAGATAACTTGATTTTTGCTCATGCGGCTACTTTGGATGACGGTTCGGTAATCTTGGACCATGTGCGAATCATGGAAACACGTTCCGAAATGCAAGGTTTCCGAGAAGTTGAGCGTCGCTACATCCGTGTGATTGAAGTTGGTATGACCCGTGTCTATCGTGAGAACCCTAAAGCTCGCGGTCGCGAACCAAAATGGATTTTGGACGAGTCATTCCAAACTGACTGGGACCGTGTTCCACTAGTTACGTTCTATGCGAACAAGACTGGCTTCATGGAAGCGATTCCACCTCTACAAGACCTTGCGTACCTGAATGTGCGCCATTGGCAGTCATACTCTGACCAAGCGAACATCCTAACGGTGACACGATTCCCAATCTTAGCAGCTATTGGTGTAAGCGGTACTCGCGGCTCCAAAACTATTGCTCCTAAGAAGATGTTCCGTATCCCAGACTCAAGCGGTGATTTGAAATACGTTGAGCATACTGGTGCTGCAATCCGTGCAGGTACTGAAGACCTTGAGACTCTCGAGCACATGATGTCTAATTATGGTTCTGAGTTCTTGAAAGGGGGCAAAGGTACTAACACTGCGGCTACAACCCGTGCTCTCGACTCGTCTGAGTCAACGTCTTCTTTGGTCGGTATGGCTAACACATTCGAAGACGCAGTGCATGAGCTGCTTGTGATGACAATGCGAGCTTTTGACTCTTTCGATGCACGTAAAGAAGTGCCTCGTGTAGAATTTGTCGTCGATTTGTCTATCAGCGCGATTGATTCTACTGAACTTACTACTCTGGACCTTGCGCGTCGTCGTAAAGATGTTTCTCGTAAGGCATTCCTACAAGAACTATCCCGTCGTGACATTATGTCTGACACCTTCGACCCTGATGCGGACTTTAAGCAGCTTGAAGAAGAGATTGCTAAAGAGAAAGAGATGGGCATCTTTAAAGTTGAAAATGAATTTGCTATCCCTAATGCGGACAATGTCCAAGATAGGGCTGCAAGTGGCAAGTCTTCCCGTGACAAGCCTGACAACGGCAAAGGTGATACAGGCGAAGGCGATGGTAAAAAGGATTCTGCTTTGGGTTAACAGCCTTGCCAAGGACGGCTTTTTTATAGAATACTGGTTTACTTCATTTCTGGAGTAACATAGGATAGCTAGGAGTTACGTGATGTAACTCCTTTTCTTTTAACCTTATAAAGTGTGATACTAACGAGGTAACAACTATGTGGGATTTTTCTCAAGAAGTCGAAGACATCAATGCAGTTCCTGAACAATTTCGAGTGGCTTATGTAGAAGGCACAGGCGAACATGAAGGTAAATTTGTAGTTGGTGAACAATTCTCAGGCCTTACTACGGCAATCATCGGTCTAAATACATCGCTAAAAGCGTCTCGTGATGAAGCGTCTCAAGCGAAAGCTAATCTGAAAGGTTGGGCAGCTCTAGGTGAAAGCCCTGATGCAGTAACTCAATCTATTGCAGATTTGACTGAAGAGCGTAATATAGCGCTTGATAAGAATAAGTCTTTCGACCCAACCAAGATGCGTGAGCAAATTATGGGTGAATTCCAGGGCAAACTTACTGAAGCTACAGACCGCTCGTCTCTACTTCAAGGTGCTCTGAAGCATTCATTAGTAAACTCAGCAGCCAGTGTAGCTATTGCAGCTCACAAAGGTACGCCAGAACTTCTAATGCCAATTGTACAACAACAAGTACAAATGGTAGAAAAAGATGGCAAGTTTGGTGTTCAAGTAATCGACAGCGAAGGCTCGGTGCGTTACTCTCCAACATCAGGCGGTCTAATGACTGTAGATGAGCTGATTGTCGAATTGAAAGCCCACCCTTCGTACGGTATGGCATTCAAGACTGACCTTAAAGGCGGTCAAGGTGGCATGGGTGACCAAGGTCGTCGCGGTCTACATTCAACAGACACTTCTACCATGTCAGCCAATGACAAGATTGCAGCTGGTCTAGGTGGCTAAAACCTAGAAAGCTTGGAACTAATTAAGGCCAGGGCGTTTACAACCCTGGCCTTTTTCGTTAATATTCAAACCAATCGAGTTTTGGGAGCACCTGGAGCTCACACTCTCGGCCTATAGCGTGAGGCTTACGGAAGAGAGGATAAACGTTTATATTATTTTCAATTGTAAGTCTCATATAGAGAGGAAAACTATGGCTTCTGTAACTCTAGCTGAATCGGCGAAACTATCTCAGAACCTTCTAATCCAAGGTGTGATTGAGAACGTAATCACAGTTAACCGATTTTTCGAAATGCTACCTTTCGAAGGTATCGAAGGTAACGCTCTAGCATACAACCGTGAAAACGCGCTAGGTGATGTTCAGTTTGCTGGTGTTGGTGATACAATCACTGCTAAAGCTGCTGCGACGTTCACACAGGTGACGTCAAGTCTGACCACTATCATCGGTGATGCTGAAGTGAACGGCCTTATTCAGGCTACTCGTTCTAACATCAACGACCAAAAAGCTGTGCAAATCGCTTCTAAAGCGAAATCTGCAGGTCGTCAATACATGCAAACAATGATTACTGGTGACGGTACTGGTGATTCATTCGAAGGTATTGACGCTCTAATCCCAGCAGGTCAAACAATCACTCCAGCGGGTGCAAACGGTGACGCTCTATCGTTTGAAGTTCTTGATGAACTACTTGACTTGGTTGTTGACAAAGACGGTCAAGTTGACTACATCATGATGCATGCTCGTACGCTTCGTTCGTACATGGCTCTTCTACGTGCTCTTGGCGGTGCAACAATCGGTGACGTGGTAACTCTACCATCAGGTCAAACAGTACCTGCATACCGTAGCGTGCCAATTTTCCGTAACGACTTCATCGCGACTGATGGCACTGTTGGTACTACTTCTGACGCAACTACCATCTACGCTGGTACGTTCGATGACGGTTCTCAGAAATTTGGTATTGCTGGTCTAACAGCATCTAAAGAAGCTGGTATCGTGGTTCGCGATATTGGTGAATCTGAGACTAAAGATGAATCTATCACACGTGTTAAATGGTACTGTGGCCTAGCACTTTTCTCTGAGAAAGGTATTGCTGCTGCAACAGGTATCACTAACTAATCGATAGTTTATTTGATCCCCTAAGAGGTCTCCCAAGTGGAGACCTTTTTTTTTTTTTATTTCCTGGATTAAATGTGGTATGGTACATAGTACAATCGTTGTCGATTAATCAAGAAGGAGAGTCTCCAATGGCTAAAAAACCTGGAACTAATGTGGTGCGACTTGCTCTAGCAGGCGTACTCGAAGGTAAAGATAAAATCTTCCGCGGTCATAAGTTCGTAGAAGGTGAACTGGTAGTATGCTGTGATGACAATTGCCTAGCAGCTCTACTTAATACTTTCCGCGGTCGTCTACCTGTAGGTGCACCCGAACGACTTGACCCTGCTGAAGGCTTAGCAGCTTATAAAGCATACTGTCTAGCCTCTCATACCGCAATGAATATGAGCGCTGTTCACAACCTCGGTAAGGTGCAAGACCAGGTCGACATTAATAAAGTCAACGAAGTCGATGACCAAGACGATTTGGACAAAGAACTCGCTGATTTAGTCGAACAAGGCGAAAGTAATGTAGATAACGATTCTGTAGTCGACGAAGGAGACACAGAATCGGAAGAAGACCCTGACCCCGTTGTCATGAATGACGCAGTAGTAGACCCTGAAGTAGTGCGTGAGAACGAATTACGTGCAGCTCTTGGTCAGCTAGACCACTCAGACCCAGAGCATTGGACTTCTACAGGTCTTCCTAAAGTTGACGTAGTAGAAGAAAAGCTTGGCGGTGATGTTTCACGTAAAGAGCTTAATAAGTTCTTCCCTGACTTCGTACGTAGTCACTAAAACATGCTCTAGTGTCCCATCCCTGGCACTAGTCCTTTTGCCAACCTTCGGGTTGGCTTTTTTATACCTGGAACTATGATACAATGCCCGGATAGTTAACTAGGAGATAAACCATGGCATTTACTGTTGAAGACGGTTCAAAAGTAGCAGGCGCTAATTCCTATGTGGATTTAGAGTTCGCATGTGACTACTTTGCAGACCGTGGCGAAACACGTTGGGACTCAATGAGCTCGCAGGACCAACGAGTGGCTCTAATTAAAGCTACTGATTATATCGATAAGCGCTTTGGCATGCAATTCAGCGGCTATCGTAACACACGAGACCAGTCTCTACAGTGGCCTCGTTTTGATGCTTGCTACCAAGATGACTGGTGGATTTCATCCAACGAGATTCCTAAAGAGCTTAAGCAGGCAACATGTGAGTATGCTCTTCAAGCAGCTCTAACAGGCAGCTTGATTACTCAAAGCTCTTCAAGCGGCACAGCTTCACCTAAAGTAGCGGAGACTATTAAAGTCGGTCCGATTACTGTTTCGGAGAAGTTTGCTGATAGCTCAGGTGATGCGAGACAGTCCGGAGTTGATGTAATTAGCAGCTCTAACATCCCTGAATATCCTGCAGCTGACCTGTTGCTACAGCAACTACTAGGCCCATCTTCAGATTCTGACTTAGTGAGAGGTTAATATGTCTTTAATCGACTACCCTGCACTAGCTCTTAAGGTTCAAGAAATCGTTGAAGGCACAGGTCGTGATGTAACCTTTATCCGTAACGGTGAAACACCTGTAGACCCTGCTAAGCCGTGGAGAACTTACGGCGAAGCAGCTGAAGAGAAGGCTACAGCCAAAGCAGTAGCTGATATGTCTAACGTTGAAGAGCTAGAAGATAACTTTGACATTCGAACGGGTGACAAGCTATTATATGTATCGCCCTTGTCTATTTCAAGCGTAGACCTAACTCTATTTGATTCCGTGGTCGACGACGAGGGTAGACTTTCGATTGTAAAGTGTGAACCTATTAAACCTGGAGCTATCGTGCTCCTATACATTGTACAAGTGAGACGCTAATGGATATTGAAACTGCAATTGATAGCGTCAACAGCTTTTTCAAAACAGCTTGGGAAGCGGAATCCACTGTTCCTTTAAAGTGGACTTTCACTCCTGATAATGACCTGCCTACGGATGACTCCTCAAAGTCTCCTCAGCAGGTTTCTGCTTTTGTAGTAGTTGACACAAACATCATCGATGCCAACCAAGTTACCTTGGGGCAAGCTCCTAATAGACGCTTCCGCCGTAACGGTCTTATGGTTGTCAGAATTATGACCCCGAAGAAACAGGGGCGTCTTCAGGAGGACCAACTTGCTAAAATAGTCTTCGATTCACTAGAAGGCGAGTGCACATCTGAAGGCGTTGAGCTGTTTAAGCTCACTCCGCTAGCTAGCTTCACAGCAGGCGCCTACAACGTGAAACAAATCAACGTTGAATTCGAATTTGATGAAATTAAATAGAGGTATATCTCATGGCAACAGGTGGAAACACTAAATCTTCAAACCGAGTTGGTACCCGTTACGCTGAAGAAGTCTCACTAGGTGTAGTAGACGGTTCAGCAGTATGGACTCCGGTTGAAGTAAACACTTTCGCTGACTTTGGTGCGACAGTGACTACTATTGCTCGTGCTCCTATCAGCGCTTCTCGTCAAGAGAAGAAAGGTGTGGTAGTTGACGTGGAAGCTGCTGGCGGTTTTAACATGGACTTAACTCAGAAGAACATGTACGACTTCCTGCAAGGTTTCCTATTCGCTAACTGGACTGAAAAAGACAACTCAGCAACTACTGATGTTACAGCTACAGGCTTCTCAGTAGCGGATGAGTCTGCATTTGACGCAGGTCAGCTAATCTTCTCAGAAGGCCACACGGTAACATCCAACAACGGTCTGTTCTTAGTAACTGGTACAGTCGCAGGCGAAGTTCAAGCAGCAGGTACATCGGTTGATGCTTCAGCAGGTACAATCAAGGTCGTAGGTGAGCAAGCTGCTTCAGGGGACTTGAACGTGGATGCTACTACAGACCCAACTAAACCTCGTCTAACTTCTACTACTCTAGACTTCACAACTCTAGACGTTGAAGTCGGTGAATGGATGTTTGTTGGCGGCGATTCAGCATCTCTACGTTTTGCAAACGCAGTTAACAATGGCTTCGGTCGTGTTTACTCAGTAGCTGCTAACGAGCTAGTGTTTGACCGTACATCATCAACCATGGTCGATGAGACTGGTACAGGTCTGACAGTTCAACTGTTTATTGGCGACTTCCTTCATAACGAAGACGACTCTGATGACATCGTGTCTCACTGCTACCAATTTGAACGTGTTCTAGATTCGGCTAATAACCAGTACGAATACCTACTAGGTTGTGTGCCTAACGTTCTGACTATCACAATGAATACTGCTGAAAAGGTTACTCTTGACCTAGCATTCGTTGCTACAGACGTTGACCTGGACGAATCATCTCTTAAAGCTGGTACGCGTCCTGACCTTGTTGAAGGTGCAGCGTTCAATACGTCAAGCGACTTCTCTCGACTAACGATTGAAGGTCAAAACATCACTGGCTCAGGTATCTTCTTCGAAGACTACTCTGTTGAAGTGAACAACAATGTGACACCTGTTAAAGCGCTAAGCGTTCTAGGTAACCACGACCTAATCGAAGGTAACTTCGTAGTGAGCGGTAACTTCACGGCGTACTTCACAACTACTGAGCTTGTTCAAGCGGTTCGTAACAACGACGATATTCAAATGGATTTCGCCTTTGTGAAAGACAATGCTGGCTTACTGTTTGACATCCCTCTGGCATCATTAGGAGAAGGTCGAATCAACGTAGAGAAAGATAACCCTATCAAGGTTCCTCTAGCTCAAAACGCTGCTCGCGACCCTTACCTAACGTATACACTGGGTGTTATGAACTTCGACTACCTACCATCATTGGCAGATGTATAAGAAGCATAACAAATACGATTAGGGCTCTTCGGAGCCCTTTTTAATTAAAGGACACAACCATGGCTGTTAATCAAAATTCTCCTTATGCTCAATTCAAGACTGACTCAAAGGTTGAGAAGAAAGGCATCACTCTGGACTTTGGCTCCTTCGCTATTCGTATCGCTCGTGCTGGTGGTGCAAACAAGGCGTATGCTAAAGCCCTTATGAAACACGTTAAGCCTTACCGTAAAGCTTTCCAAGCAGGTACTCTTGACGCTAAGACTCAAAGCGAAATCATGGCTAAAGTGTACGCAGATTCCGTGGTCTTAGACTGGGTTAACGTTATGGATGCTGAAGGCAATGAAATGCCATTCAGTCACGAAAACGTAGTGAAGCTATTCACTGACCTACCTGAGCTCTTCCAGCAGGTTATTGCTGATGCTGAAAACTACCGAAACTTCAAAGAAGTAGAGGCAGAAGACATCGCAAAAAACTAGCAGAGGTCATCTGGTTCCAGAAGAAGCATGGTGCGTCAGCCAAGAAGATTATCCGGATGGCGCAAAATAGGAATGAGCCTCTGCCAGCGTTCATTCTAAATGCTCCTGAGCTTACTGAAGTAGATGTTCCATATTTCGATGCCTTTGTCATACTAGATGGCACAAGGCATCAAGGTCTAGGCAGCGCGGGTTCCATTCCCTGGTATGCCATCTTACAATATGGACATTACTTAGAACTGGACCAAGACGACCTTGATGAGTTTATAGAAATTATTACTCTCACTGACAACTTTGTACTTCAGAAGGTCCAAGAAGAACAGGATAAAAAATAATGGCAATCCGTTTTGAAGACCTACCAAAGACAATCTTAAAGTGGGAGAAGAACTTCGAAAAGACCTCCCTCGCCGCTCGTAAAAAGAGCGGCGCTACTTTTTTAGATTCCGTGGTCGATGGGACTCCTCAAGATACCGGCGAAACAGTTTCCAACTGGCAAGTCGGTCGAGGCAATGTCCAACCATCAGGAACCCTCCCTCCATTCTTT